GATTGTTGAAGATGATCTATCGCGTGACTCTGCCAAACGGCGAAACCCTTCACACGGGGCACGGCCCGCTTGCCGACGTGTGGCTTAATCGACATGGTGGCAAGCTGGTGAGCCACTACATCGCAGTAGACCAGTCCGGCCTCATCTGCGGGCTGGGGCCGACACACGAGGCCGCCATCGCAGACGCCAATCAGCAGTCCGGCTATCCCGACGGCATCATGACCACCGCAGACGGTGAGGTCACTCTGCGGTGGACCACCTACGAGGCTAGTCCGGCCCTGGCCGCAACGGTGGAGGCCCACGGCGGCGACCTGCCATGGACCTGGACCCGCGTTGGTGGCGCCCGCCGCGCCTGCCTGCCTAGGGAGCGCCAGTGAGCCTCCTCACCACCGCCCAGGCTGGCGCCATCCTCGGCGTCAGCCGCCACGAGGTCCAGCGGCTCGTGCGGCTCGGGTACCTCCCGGCACAGCGGTACGGGCAGGTGTGGCTGATTCAGGAGCAGGACGCCCGCGCATATCAGCGAGGCAGGCGCGGGACCAAAAGGCAATAGGTGATGCGGTCTACGCCAGGGTGACGGCGTCGACCGCCACGACGGACTCAGGGTCTGCGACCGTCAAGCTCAGTGTGCGGTAGACCCAGATCGAGTGCTTCTGGTAGCTGGCGAGTCCGTCGCGCAGGCTCTCCAGCTCGAAGCGGAGGGCGCCCTGCACCGCCCCGAAGTCTGCGATCTCCTGTGCGTTAGAGTACGCCTGACTGGTGCCGGTCAGCCCGCTGTACGTGCGCTTGAGCACCCCGGCCGCTGTATACAGCCGCAGGGTGTAAGTGGTCCCCGCCTCCGGCCCGATGCTGTTCTCCGTCTGCAGCACCAGGTAGGCAGTCTGCTGCGTGCGGTCCCGGTGCCGCCAGGTGAAGGCCAGGTCACCGCTGACGCTGGCCGGGTAGGCCGCCCCGTTGACCTGGACTTTGCCGGGCGGGTACGGCCGGTCGAAGCGGCTGTCCATCGTGACAGTGCGCTCGGTGGCCGAGCCGATGGCGAGCTGCCCACGCCCGGTCAGGGTCAAGAGCTTGGCCTTGACGACCTCGCCGTCGGTGTACTCGATCTCGTCGCCACCGTAGGCGCCATCGGCGAACCAGACGCGCGTGCCGGCCGCGTGCGTCTGCGGCACGGTGTCCAGGACTCCGCGCGACACGGTGATCGTCTCGGTGCTGGTGCTGATGGCCTCGACCTTGACCACCTCCGGGCCGAGGTACGCGTAGCTCCCCTCCTCCACCGCGTCCAGATCGACGGCTCCGATCAGCGGGATGGTGGTCTGCGTCTGCGTCACCGCCGCCACGGTGGCGGTCGGGCAGTGCGGCGAGAACTGCCCCTCGACGTAGTCGGCCGAGCCGAGTCGCGACCAGACCGTGTAGCCATAGCTGGAGCCGGCGGGGCGGCTGCCGAGCGCTTGCAGGAAGCCGACGCCGGTGTCCAGATAGTCCAGGTCTGCGGCCGAGAGCTTGCGCGCCACGTCCCAGTAGGGAGCCTCCAGCAGCGTCTCCTGCGGGCAAGGCGCGGGCGCGGTGACGGGATCGGCCCAGCCGGCGGCCTGGACACCGAGATATGTCGCCGACGGGAGTCCGAAAACATCCTGCGCCGCGGAGAGTCGGATAGCGCCATCCTCCAGCGTGCCGCCCGAGATCTCGCCGACGCGGAACAGGACCTCGCTCAGCCCGAGCGGCGGCCAGGTCAGCCGGAACACATCCCCCGGGCGTAGCGAATACGCCTCGCGATTGACGGTGAGCCGTACCTGCGCGATGAGCGCGGAGGCAGCGACCACGTCCCGCTCGGCCACCCGCGAGGCCAGGGTAGCCGTCGGCAGGCCAGGGTAGGAGCGGCTCTCGCTGACCACGGCGCCCTGCGCCGCGATGTTGCCGAGGTCCTGTGCGGCGACGGTGGTGTCGGTATAGGTCGCGCGGTCGTGGTAGCTGACCACGATCTCGTTCACCGTCTCATCCAGCGAGCGGCGCGAGAAGGACTCCAACCTCAGGATGTTGCTCTCGTCCAGCAGGAGGCAGGCAGACGGGGTGTAGTCCTGGCGGATGAGCTTAAGCACGAACAGGCCCGTGGCCGGGTCGACGTAGATCACCGCGCCGATGTGATCCAGGATGCTCTGCAGGAAGGAGCTGACGGGCTCCTGCTGGGTCCAGACCAGGCTGAGCCCCAGGCCCTCGCTGTAGAGGGTGTTGGCGGCGGATGTGAACGAGGTATTGTCCACCAGCGAGCTCGGCAGGCCCATCCCCCAGGTCGGTGACGTGATCAGCTCGCGGATCATGTGCGCCGGGTTGGCGTTGCCGCCGATGTCCTTCTTGGTGGCATTCCAGGTCGGGTCGGGGAGCCGCTTGACCTCGACCGACCAGGGCTTCACGTAGGGATTGGTGCCGATGTAGACCTGACGGCAGATGAGGCTGAGCACCCCACGGAAGGCCGACATCGGCGCGCCGATCTTGCCCGATAGGTAGCTGTTGACAGCCTGCGTCGTCTCGCCGAAGGCGACGTCGACGGTGCCGGCCACCCCGCCCTCGCGCTTCTCACCGCCCCACAGGTCCTCTGCGTCCAGCGTGATCGAGCTGCTGCTAGTGACGCTGCCGGCCCAGGCCGTGCGCTCGCCGCAGTCGATGCGAGTCACGGCGTCTACCGGCCCCGCGCAGAGACCCAGGTGCATGCCGAGGTAGTAGCGATAGCCTGTGGTGACTTTCTTGCTACCGACGCCCACGGACAGCCTCCGCTACTCGCAGCGCCATCGCATCCTCGCTAGCCTCGATGACCTCAATGGGCAGGCCCTCGCGCACGAAGCGCGACCAGTCGAGCCCGCGCGCGGCAATCCACCGGCGGGCGCCCCGGTTGCAGTAGCCCATCGCGCGCATGTCGGCGTGGGTGACGCGGAGCTCGGTCACTTCTTGCCGCCCTTGGTCTTGATCGCCTTGGTCCTCAGGTCCCCGTACCAGACGACGTTTGGCCCCCGCAGCATCACCGTCCCGAACACCACCGGGATCGGCCTGTCGGCTTCCGCCGTCGGCGCATCCACGTCCGTCAGGCTCGCCGCCTTGGGCTTCGGAGGCTTCGGGGCCAGCGCCGAGGCAAGCAGGTTGAGCACCACCAGAAAAACCAGCTGCCAGAACATCGGTCACCTCAGTATAGAGTTGCTCCGCCCATCGGGTTCTTGAGCGGTATCCACGGGAAGCCGCCATAGTTTGCCGAGTTGGAGAATCGAGTGTCGCAGGTATCCAGGGTGTGATCGCACCCTGGATAGGCATTATAGGTGTCGCCAACCGCCACCGGCAGAGCCGTCGCGCAGGTCACGGAGACGCCAGAGTGCGCCGTGATGTAGGCCCGGTGCCACTGGTCGTTTTTGTATATCTGGATGTAGCCGCCGCTGAAATAGCCGTCCGCGAATCCTGCCAGCTCAGCGCCCTGCAGCACGGCGCCCGAGATGTTGATCAGCACGCCGACCACCAGGTAGTCGCCCCGCGATACCCGGCAGTCGTGGCCGTAGAGCGCGTGCGGGCAGCTATAGGTGTATCGCCTGCGGATGCCGGGCCGCTTGATGGCGGTCAGGATGGATTCGCCGAGGATGGTCGCGGTCAGCTCCGCGAACTCGACCTGCATCACCCGCCCGATCCAGATCACCACCGCATCGGTATCGCCCCGGTGCAAGCGGCGGATGGTCAGCGTGACCGAGTCTGTCGGTGGCCCGGCCAGGAATAGCGCGGCGACCTCGTTGTCCCGCGGCACGGTGAGCTTGAGCGACTGGCGTCCGATCTCCGGCGTCTCCTCGACGGCGGTGCGCTGGATCGGCTCCTGCGCGTAGGTGATGGCGCTGTAGATCACGTCCTCGTCAGCGCTGGTGTAGGCGTAGTGCGTTCCGCCGGACTCGAAGTAATAGAGCTCGGTCGGCGCGCCGCTGTCGCGGCTCGGCTCCAGCGTGCTATAGGTCATCGGTGGTCCCCGCGTAGGCGAGCTGACACTCGGCGATGTCCGTGGTCCACCAGAGCAGCTCGACCGCGTCGCTCCCGAGCCGGCATGGCACTAGCCAGCTGATCACCAGGTCCGCCGGCTGCACTGTGGCACCGAGGGCCGAGTCGAGCGCCAGGCGCTCTTCGCTGCCGTCGATGACCCGCGCCGTGATCCGGCGCCGCCAGACGGTGCCGTCGCGATGGCGGATCTGAATGTCACGCCGCCCCGCCGGCAGACCGACATACCGCGCGTGGCCGGTGCCCGCGACCCAGACGCTCAGGTCCGTCGAGCCGATAGTCCGGGTCGGCACCAGATCGGAGAGTCCAGAGCACAGCCAGCACGGCTTGAGCCGGCCACTCCGGGCGTAGAGCCAGTCGCGGAAGCTCGTGGCCTCGTAGCGCGAGGCGAGCGTGTGGAGGTGAGTGCGAGTCAGCCGCGGCAGGAGCGCCCTGGCCTCGAAGGCGCCGGCCAGTGCGGTGACCGGGTCATGCTCATCGATGTCGCGCGCGTACTCGTCGACCGGATCGGTCGCCCAGTTGGCGGTCAGGGCAACCACCGGATAGCTGCGATAGGTCGTGCCCGAGTCCGCGGCGGTCGCGTCCGAGGCATCCTGGAGCCGGAATCGCAGGGTGGCGGTATGCGCCTCCGGCAGCCAGTGCGCGACGGACTGCACGGGCTCCAGCCGCGCGTAGCGGGCCGGCGCGACGAGGGTCCCTGCGGGCCAGCTCGAAACGACCGGCCGGACCAGGTCGAGCGAGCCGACGTTGACCGTGTCGATCTCCATCAGCTCCTGCGCCGCCTGCCCGTCGCCGAGGGCTACCAGCCCGCCGGCCTGGTAGTCGCGGCCCGTCGTGGTCACCGTCAGGCTCATCGCCCCGGCGCTGACGCCCGTCGTGACCCGCTGGGCATCCCACCAGAGCGGCACGGCCACGAGCCGGTCCTGCAGGCCCCAGACCAGAGCGTCGAGCGCCTGTGCGGCGTCGGTGGCGAGCACGCTGTACTCGAGGCTACGGCGCGGGTAGTCGCGCAGGCGCACCCGCTGCTCGGTGCCATCCCGCGCCACCATGACGTCGGTCAGCCACTCCAGCCGCTCCCGGATCCCGGGCCGCCAGTCGGGACCGAGCGGCCAGCCGATGACGCGCACCCCGACCACGGAGAGGACCGGGTCCTCGGTATCGAAGTCGAAGATGTAGCTCGCGTCGATAACCGCGGGGCCATCGAAGCTCGGCGTGATGGAGTACAGCCGCTCCTCGTAGCGCCCGAAGGTCGTCGGCACCGCGCTCGGCTCGGTGAGGGCCAGTCCGTCGTCGTCCGCCGGTGTGATGCTGGTGAGATCGTTGTAGAGGTCCCGGGCATTCCAGACGTAGAAGTCGCGGGTCTGAGCTGAGGTCAGGTTGCCGAGGTTGAGCGGGTTGGCGTAGATGTGGATCCGGTCGTACCAATCGCCCTCGAAGCCCGTGGCGCGGAATCCTGAGAGGGTCGCGCCGGTGATGGCAAACGGCGTCGTGCCGCTGCGCGCCCCGGCGGTTGCGAGCGGCTCGTAGACCGACGCCTCACGGTCCGCATAGAGCGCGTCACCATAGGCATCGATGTTGGTGACGATGTGGAGGTGGTCGTCGGCCAGGCTAGGCTCGTCGGGCTCGACCAGGAAGCCCCGCAGAGCGACGCGGGTGTCGTCCAGCGATACCGCAATCTCGACATTGCTGACGATCAGATCCATCGGTTATGGGTCGTAGCGCACGGCGATGCCGAGGTTGCCGGTCGATGGCGGGCCGCCGGAGCCGGTCCACCTGCCGTCTGGCTGCGTCGCATCCAGCACATAGGCCGGATACACTCGCCAAGCGTCACTACCAATAGTCAGCGTGTCGCCTGGATTGTAATTCACCAGGCGCACGAACCGAATGTGCTCTGGCCGCCCGATGGCCATATAGTAGCCGTCGGTATCGCGCAGATACAGGTCGAATGGAGTTAGGATCGTTTGCGCGTTGAGCGCATTTGGGCTGCGCTTCTGCGTGGGCGTGATGACCGTCGGGCAATGGATGGTATTGCCATCACCATTATCGGTCAGCTCTCCCGTCGCTTCCTATCGCGACTAGACCAGAAGGGCAAAGCAGGCGACGCGCCTGCCCCATAAGTCTGAAACGAGCCATCGATATGTTCTTGAATCGAATATGGGTTCCCAAGCAAATGATTTCCGCGGAATTGCATACATCCCGTAGCAAAAAACCACTGCCCGCCCGTCCATGTCCCGAGCTTGCTGAGCATCCCGAAGCCGATGTGCATCCAGCGCACCACATCCCAGTTGAGCGTGCACCAGAGCGTATCCGGCGTGCCGCTGTAGAAGAGGTAATAGGTTGCGCTGGCAGGCCAGGAATACCCGTCCGCAAAGAACAACTTCGCGTACCTATTGCAGATGTCGGGCGCCGTCCAGGTGCCGCCGCGCGCTCCCTGGATGCGGATCTCGTTGACCGACTCAGCCCAGAGGTGGACGTACACATCCCCTTTGCTGATGTAGTCGCCGGCCACCGTCCATCCATTGATGGTGGCGAATGCCTGGATGGCGGACACCAGTCCCTCCGCCGTCGTGACCGTTCCGGAGGAGTAAGCCATCAGACGTACCTCTGCGCGTACCAGTCTTCCATGCCGCTGAGACTGCCATAGTTGAAGACGATCCAGTCCTCCGATCCCACCTCGATCATGTTCTGGATCGCCTGGTTGAAGCCCGGGATGTAGCGGACGTTCTGCAAGATCCCGAAGAGATTGGAGGCATCGTAGAGCGTGATCGGTAGCAGCGGATAGTCGCCGCCGGTATCCTTGAAGAGCTTGCTGGACGAATAGTCGCTCGGATTCTGCCACCACGGCCAGGTCCACGGCTGCGCCCAGGTGCCGTCCAGCTTGCGCAGCTTGAGTCGCCCGGTGTTGCCTCGGTACGGCAGATCCCCGTTGCTGGAGCTGTACTTCTCGCCGAGGGCGGTCGCGAACGGCGCCGCGATGACGAGCGGGTACGGATACTGCGAGGGCGTAGCGAACGGCAGCATCTTGCCGGCCCAGGCCGCGAAGCCGGCGCCGTCGATGCGCACCGACACGGCGAGGTGCTGACCGTCCGCGGCGAACCAGTACGGGATCGAGCTATTCCAGAGCGGCAGGCCGAGGGCCGCGACGCACCCCGGCTGATTATCGAAGTTGTACGCCTCCACAAATCCGCTGCCGCCGGTGATGGCCCAGTTGTAATAGTCGCTGGAGGGCCGGCTGTAGCAGGCAATGTTGATGTAGGCAGGGTCCGTGCCGGTCAGGCCCGGCGCCTTGAGCCAGGCCGAGGCGAGCCGCGCGTGGTCGAAGTCGGCGGTGGTCTGCCAGACCGGCAGGCCGATCGTGGTGATCGACGTGGTGTCGACGTGCCCGTTGTTGCTGGTGATGTAGATCCGCCAGTAGCTCTGCGCGCCGGGACTGGTCGCAGTGACCGCAAACTCGCGCACCTGGGAGGCCGTGAAGGTCTCGCCAGTCCAGCTCTGTAGGGTGGTCCAGCTCGCCCCGTCGGCGCTGTAGTCGAGGGAGAAGTCCCTGGGCGCCATCGTCGTGGTTGCCGGGCCGGTGATGGTGAGCCGGCGCACGTCGAGGGCGGTGACGAGATGCAGGGCCAGCCAGCAGTTGGCATGGCTGCCGACGGCGGTACGCCAGCTCCCGCCGGAGTGCATGGCGTAGGGACCTTTGATCGCCATCCAGTCCTCGTAGTCGGTGCGGTACGAGCTGGAGGTGATCGAGTCGACCCCGGTGTACCGGAGCACCGTCCAGCGCTCGCCGGAGGGCGTCAGGGTCGAGGAGAGGAAGGTTACCAGCTTGCCGAGGAGGTCCAGATAGCCGGTGGCCGTCCCGGCGGAGAAGTCGCTCATGTAAGCACCTGTCGCACGGCGCCGGCGTTGCGGCGCAAGACGTTGAGGATGGTCCGCTCGCCGGCCGCGCTCGAGAGGTAGTCGCCAGCGAGCGCTGGGTCAATGACGTTGACGATGCGCACCCCGGAGGCGCCGCCGTTGGCGCGGTGGCGCGGGTCCTGTGCCGTCAGCACCTCCTCACCACGGTGCAGGATGGCCGGCATTTCGTTCGGGCGCAGACCCGCCAGCCCGCCGGTCGCATACCGTGGTGCCCCCACGAAGGCCAGCTCCGGCATCAGGCGGGATGGCCCGGGCGCTCCGACCAGTCCGCCGCCATGGAACATCCCGGCCAGGAAGGTGCCGAAATAGCCGCCCGGCTTGCCGCCAGCAATGTCGCCAAAGAGCGCCTGCGCCAGTTGCGCGGCGACGGCCTCGGCGAGCATGCGGCGGATGACGTCAAGGAAGCCCCGCAGCATGCCCTGCAGTCCGTCCGTGAAGGGGTCGAACAGGAAGTCGGCCATCGCGCCCTGAATGCCGCGCGCGGCCTCGGACCAGTACTCGGAGACCTGCGCCGCGGCCCGCTCGGCGGGCTCGACCAGCTCGCCGACGCGCTCCTGCACCTGAAAGGCGGCCTCTGCCCAGACGTCGAAGTTGATCTTCCCGGCCGCGAGCAGTTGGTTCAAAAGGTCAAGCTCCCGGCGCAACGGCGCGACCGGGTCGGCCAAGTCCTTGAAGCGGCGCGCCTCGGCGTCGAGCTGCTCGTCGAGCCGGGCGGCTTCGGCGGCAGCGGCGCGGGCTTCAGAGTCGCCCGACCGGACGGCCGCCTGCCGCCCGCTGGCGGCGGCACGGGAAGAGGTCTCGATCTTGCGGTACTGGGCATCGACGCGGCTGAGGGCGTTTGCGAGATCCTGCTCGCTGGCGCCGGCGGCCTGGGCGGCGGCAATCACCCGCGCACGCTCGTCGAGGTAGCGCTCCTCCTCCGTGCGCAGGCCCTTGGTGATATCCGTCCACGCCTTGGTGGCCGCGGCGCTGGCCTTGGTCGCGCCATCCTGCGCTTTCAAGCTGGGAGTGAGATTTGCCAGCTCTGACTGCAAGGCGATGATGGTTTTACGCCCTTCTTCGAGCGCTTTGAGTCGCGTCGGGTCCGAGAGGTCCCCGCGCTCAAGGGACACG